CCTCATGGCGATCCTGCCGGCCGCCAACGACGTCACCGGCCTGACCTCGCCCAACAAGGCGGCCAAGGCCGCCAAGGACCTGGGCAAGAAGAAGGGCGACGCGTTGCAGGTGCAGCTCATGAACACCGGCGTGCTGCCCGGCGCGAAGGGCAAGGCCACGCTCGCGCGGTCGTTCGAGAGCCGGCCCCTCATGGGCTCGACGCTGCTCAACCTCCGCAACGCGGGGACGCAGGACCTGCAGAAGGTCGCCCGCGACCAGGTGGCCCGGGAGATGATGAACCTGACGGGCGCCATCGACCGCCTGAACGAGTACATGGCGGCGAAGGCCCTCCAGGGCTCGCTGACCCTGACCGTCGACGGCGTGTCGGACACGATCGACTACCAGTTCCCGGCCAGCCACAAGCTGACCGTGGGCGGCGGCGAGCTCGACGCCGACACGCTGGTCCTCCCCTGGGATGACGCCTCGGCGAACATCATCCTGGACCTCGCCAAGATCAAGCAGAAGTCGCTCGACGACTCTGGCTACCAGCTCAACACCTGCCTGATCGGCGCGGACGTGGAGCAGGGCCTCCTCAACAACTCCACGGTCCAGAAGCTCCTGCAGTCGACCCCCGAGGGCGTCCAGATGCTGCGCGAAGGCAAGCTGGGCCGCATCAGCGGCATCGACTTCATCACCATCGGGGATTCCTACAAGACCTCCGGCGGCTCGGTCGATCACTTCATCGACGAGGACGTCGCCGTCTTCATTCCCGCCGGCAACCCCGAGGTCATGGAGTGGCACGAGGGCACCGACGTCATCCCGAGCGACGCCGGCGACATGATCGAGACGCAGGGCCGCTACGGCTACTCGGAGCTCTCGAAGAACCCCGCCGGCTACAACCTGTACGCGGGCGAGATGCGGCTCCCGATCATGAAGGTCTCGAACGCCATCATCAAGGCGGTGGTCCTGAGCTAACGCTCCGG